ATTAGCATGCCTATGAGAAACCTTCTTAGTATTCTCGCAGCTGTAGCAATTGGCGTGTATAGTTATTTTGGAATCATTGAGCGCCTAAATAATATCGAGACAAATGGTAAACTAATGATTGCTGACGTCGAAAAAAACACGGAATTCCGTATAAAATGGCCACGCGGAGAAATGGGGTCCCTGCCCGCGGATGCTCAACAGGATATGTTAATTGAATTTATGGCTACACAAATTGAAGCCATGCAAGAAGAAATGGAGGGTATGATGAGTAACACCGTAAATATAAAAAGAGCTCAGCAAGATATCGAAAAATTAATTTTGGATACAGAAAAGCTCGAAGACAAAGTGAGGGCAAATGGAAGTCATTAGCGTGATACTTATGTTCGTTTTCGGGAACATGAATGACCAAAATACTCAAATGACACAGTATATTCCTATGAAATCGTTATCTTCTTGTATGAAAGAAGTAAGATTACTTAAGAAAAAGAATACAGGTTATGATAAAGATGCTTTTTGTGGTCCTGGTATTGTACATATAGAAGATGGTGAAGTAATAGCTTTATATAATGAAGTACCAGCTGGTGCTAAAATGGTTAAAAAAGATATAGATGCAGCAGCATTTGAAAGATGGTCTCTTCGTGCTAAAGCTAAATGGGATTAATGTTTAGTCTTGCTTTTTTGCGTAGTATTGAATCTTTTTCAACATCGAGTAAACGCCGTTATTCCTACCCGGAGTCAAAAGTACCTCTAGTTTCAGTACGTTTAAAAATTTGGTTTCAAAAGCTCTTATCTCGTCTGAAGTCGATCCACTAAAAACATCTGCCAATAAACACACCATACCTTTAGATATAAGTGCAGCTGAGTCAGCGCTAAAATATATTTTATTTTCAAGAAAATGTGGTACTAACCATGTTTGTGATTGACAACCTGGGACCTCGAACTCTTTAAGACGGTACTCGTCTTTCATTGTTTGACAATTTTTTCCAAAATCCATGATCCATAAAAATTTGTCCTGGTTGTCCTCTATATTATTTAGAACTTTTACGTATCTTTCTAATTTTCTTTTTATCACTCTTTTTTTCTTTAAATAATTTCATCCAAGATAACCTCGGACCAAAATAAATTGCTTTATATTTCTTCCCCAACCAGTCAGTATCCCAAAACCACTGTAAAACGTGTTTTACCATTAAAAACCCGGGATAAATCCTACCACCCATGTCCTTAAAGCCCGATACCGGGCAATTATGAGCGTTTTTATTTGGCTGAAAACCGTCATTTTATCCTCAGGGTCCCAAACAGCCATTCTTTCCTCTTTTTGGCGTAATGACTCTTTATAACTCAAATTTAATAATTCTTGCTCTTTTTTCATGTGGTCGTAAAAGTCTTCAGTCATTATTTATCTTTTTTTTCGTCTACAAATAATCCTAAGACCCAATCAATTTGTGAAATAGCACCTTTTAAACCCATCAATGTTGCCTCTAAATTACCCAATGCATTTTTACCTTGGTTTATTTTTTGTGCAACATCATCATGTTGTGTTTGTAATGCTGTTTTTCTTTCTTCTATTTTTTTCTTTTCCATAATTACCTTCCTGTTTTTTTATTTCTCCACTTAGCAGATCTTTTTCTTCTTTTTTTCCTACCAAGTTTTCGTCTTCCTCTGTGTTTAGCTAGTCCTACTTTAGCCACTATACTCCACACAGTCCTTCGCACTCATCTGCGAATTCTTCATCAAATGTTTCACCAAATAAACTTTGTTGTTTCTTTGGTTCCAAGAAATTTATATCTCCTAAAGGTTTAGCTGATTTATGTAAAAACAATTCTGTCTCTGTATTTTTTAAACCATGTCTAATCAAATTATCTACTTCTACAGCATCTGCAAAATCTTCTGGGTAATTCTTCTGCATATTTTTCCACTGATCATTGTGATGGTAAGGACACCCAATACATGATGATTTACCAGGCATAGGATGTTTTTTAATATCACGATACCACTGAAGACAATCCATACGAGACATCTTCATTTCTATTAAAGGCCAACGTGATGTTAACCACGGTAATCTTGCGTGTTTCATACGCATTGCTTCATCAGTAGATATACCAATCCATTGTTCTACAACCGTTCCTTTCTTAACTCTATGTCTTGGTTTAACACCAAGTAATTCTCTCATTTTCTTTTGAATAGGAATAACCTTATAATCATGTGTACACTGACGATAAAGCATTCCTACTCTTCCACCATTAGGACGTGCCGCAAATAAAGGTGGATTTGGGACACGACCAGCAAACGATTTTTCCTCTTCTCTAGACCCTGGTTCTGGGTTCGCTGCATTAATAAGGTCTTCACGAAGATTACCTCTTTCTACAGTGATAATAGGACAAATTGTTATTGCTTTTTTTAAATATTCTACATGCTCATATACAAACTTAGGTTCCCACCCAGTATCAGCAAATATCATATAATCTGGTTTATGTTTAGTTAATCCTTCTTGCGCCATGAGTGCCAGACAGGATGACTGAACCCCTGCCCCGAGTGATAATATGCGCATTGTTGGTTCTTTTTTATTTCCTTCTTCATCAAAGTATTCCGGCTCTTTCGTAGCAGCAACTGCTGCCATGGTGTTAAGCTGTTTTTTATTTGGCGCCATTTTACTTGACATTTGTTCCAAAAGTTTTCTTCTTTCATACTCCATCTGCTCCGCGTTAATAGCAAAATTGTTCTTTTTAATTGCAGCTCTCGCTTTTCCTTGAGCTCGGTACCCGGGTTTTTCTCCACTTTTAGTTGTCATTTAGTTCCTTTAATGTTCTGATGATTTTTTGCGTATAATATACATCCTCAGCATAAATTGCAAGTGTCATTGCTAATCTTTCTAAGTCTATTTTATCGCTGAAATGCTGTAATAATCGTTCATCTCTAAAGTCATTATAATGGTGGTTATTATTTAATAACTCGATATAGTAAGATATGGATTCGCACTTAGTCTCAAAGATCCTAAGCCCCCAGCTCACATTAGGTTTATTAAGTGGCTTTAGTTGATCATCTGCTGAGTCAAATGTGCGGATCCCAAGGAGGTTATTACCTTCTACGGCAAACCTAGACCTACCCCATGTAGATTCATGTATAGCTTGCGCTATTACTAAATTTACAGGTACCCTTTCTTGTTCTGGATACATAGAATTAAGATGAACTGCACAAGCACGTACGTCTTCTACAAATTCATCATTATTTGTATAATCCATTTCTGGATTAAATGATAAACAAACCATTAATGTTACACATAACCAGTTCATCCGCCCCAACTTTCTCCTAAATCAATATCAGTTTTAGAAGGTACTTCCAACTTAACACAAGTCTCCATAACTTCCTTAACATCATTTGCTTGTTTCTCGTCTTTAACAGAACAATCCAATTCATCATGAACTTGAATTAGAGGAATAATATTTAATTGCTCATAAACGTCAACCATTGCTTTTTTGGTTTGATCTGCAGCTGATCCTTGAATTAATCTATTTAAAGCTTTGTATGTGCCATATCTTTTAATAGCATCGCCATATTCAACCTTAGCTTGATTAAATGGTAATGGCTTATGTACACCCCATTGTGTTGGCTCCCATAGATCAAATCTACATTTTCTTCCAAGTAATGTACGAATAACACCCTTAGAATTGGCCCTGTTCATAACTGCCTCTAACATTCCTTGCATAAATGGTACACGTGATCGGAAATCATTAAGCATAACTTTAGCTTCCTGGGGCTCTAAATCTAACTCACGAGCTAATTTATTATACCCCATGCCATACATAACACCTAATCCAATAGTCTTCGCAAGGCGTCTCTCACATCCTGCCATTTCTGCTGTTTGTTGGTGAAAGTCGAGGTCTTTTTTATGATATGCTTCCTGTACTTCCCTAGCACCTGGTTGTTCGACGAGGCACGCCCAATGCGTGAGTAGTCTTGGTTCTTGTTGCGAGTAATCTGCCTTGAGCCAATATTCACCCATTTCAGGAATGAATAATTTCCTAATTTCTTTCGCAAACTGACCACGACTGGGGACCTGCTGTAAGTTAGGGTGATTATAAGAAAAACGGCCAGACACAGTCCCCCCAGTATCAGACCTAATTTGATTAATGTGAGCATGTATTCTACCCTCCTCTGTGTAGTTCATTAGTCCATGCAAGAATGTGCCTCTTAACTTATTTAATTCTCGTGCTTGCATAATTAATCTTGGTAGTTCATGTGGGTGATCTGTCAAAAACATTTTAGTAAATGATGGGGCATTAGTCTTATCTGTTCTTTCATATGGTAAATTTAAAGCATCAAAAGCTTTTGCTATTGATGCCGCAGCCCATATTTCAATATCAAGATTGGTTAAATCTTTAATGCGTTTCATTAACTTCTTCTCTTTATTATAAAACTTACTCTCTAACTTATCACATTTTTCAGCATCAAATCTAACACCACGTTGTGTCATTTTAAAAATAACATGTATTAATTTACATTCTACATCATATACTGTTGTAAGATTGTCTTTAACAATCTCCCATGATAACTTTTCATGTAATTTATATGTAAGATCAGCGTCTGCCTCTGCATATTCACCAACAAACTCTGCTGGTAATTTATACATTTCTGACTTGGCATCCACACCAAATGCATCAGCGGCTTCTTTAAGTTTTTGTTCATTCTTAAATTCACCTAGATATTCATGTACTATACTATTAAGTGTATATGAGTATCTATTCTCGTCTATAAGAGCTGCTGCTACCATAGTATCATGTATTCTACCTTTAACTTCTATTCCTAGAACACTAAGCCATCCAATATCATATTGTGCATTGTGAAACACTTTTTCAATTGAATCATCTTCACAGATAGATTTAATATATTTTACAATCTTATCTTCATCCATGTTACCACCACCATCGTGGGCAATAGGATAATAAGCTTTAAAAGAAGCTGTTGCCATTGCAATACCAATAACTTTTCCTCTTTTAGCTGGCCACCCTGGACCGTGTTTCATGAGCTCTGGATCACAAGTCTCCAAGTCGATAGCCACACGTTTCTCTATACGTGGAAATTCTGTGGGTGCTACCCACTGTGAAGTCACTGTTTTAAAAAGATCCTGAGTCATTAATTTCTCCTGCTATTGCTGCATAACCACACATATCAACGAAGTTATCCAAATTGTTTTTCTTACCTTGATTATTTCTTGATATCTTTAATAATACCATCATTAAAGCTACATCTTCAGCTGAAATACTGGCCATTGGTTGTAATTTTTTATCTAAAAATATATTCCAAAATTCTGCAATTTCTGCATGGTTTTGGAATGCATCTCCGTGTGTGTCATTCCTATCACCGCTGATAAGATCTTTAGCTTTCTTTAATATTTCTTCTTTAGTCATGCTCATATTATGAACCCTCCTTCTCTTTGTGGTTGTACTATATGTAGTC